ATCATCGGTGCGACAGAAAACCTCCTAGATACCGTAGTTGCTGGGCTTGCGAGTGATTCTGCGGGTTTCATGGGGTTTCCGGTTGCTGCTGATTCACTCCGATTTGCTACCGTTTAGCACTATTGCTTAATCTCCTTTGCTTAAATGTAGCAACGCGAGACGGGCGTGTAGCAAATGGGGACGATTACTCAAAGGAAGCGCAAGGATGGGTCCGCAGCTTTTACGGCTCAGATCCGCATCATGCGGCAGGGGAAGGCAGTTTATCAGGAAAGCCAGACATTCGACCGGAAGGCGGCGGCCCAGAACTGGCTGAAGCGCCGAGAGGCAGAGTTGGCCGCTCCAGGCGCGATCGAGCGAGCCAACCGCAAGGGCGTCACTGTACGGGAAATGATCAAGCAGTATCTTGAGGAGTACGGGAAACTGCGACCGTTGGGCAGGACCAAGGAGGCGACGCTCCAGGCGATAGCTGCGACATGGCTGGGGGATGTGGTCGACCGGGACCTGACTTCCCAGGTGTTGGTCGAGTACGCAATGGATCGCATCGAGAAGGGCGGCGTGCAGCCGCAGACTGTAGGCAACGATCTTTCTCACCTCGGTGCCGTCTTGACGGTTGCGCGCCCAGCATGGGGCTACGAGGTGGATCCGGTGGCCATGGCCGACGCCAGGCGCGTTCTGCGCAAGATGGGAGGGGTTTCCAGGAGCAACGAGCGGGACAGGCGCCCAACTTTGGAGGAGCTTGACACCATCCTTGCCTACTTCGTTGAAATGCGGGAGCGTCGCAAGCAGCAGATCGACATGGTTCGGATGATCGGCTTTGCGATTTTCTCAACGCGCCGCCAGGAAGAGATCACCAGGATCCGCTGGGACGCCATCGACGAAGCACGCCAGGCAGTACTGATCACGGACATGAAGAATCCGGGCCAGAAATACGGGAATGATGTCTGGTGCCACCTGCCAGACCAGGCATGGCGCATCTTGCATTCGATGCCCCGGCGCGAGGAGTTCGTGTTCCCGTACAACGCGAAGTCGGTCAGCGCTTCGTTTACCAGGGCTTGCAGCTTCTTGGAGATCGATGATCTCCACTTTCACGACCTGCGCCATGATGGCATCAGTCGGCTTTTCGAAATCGGATGGGATATTCCGCGCGTGGCCAGCGTCTCGGGCCATCGGGACTGGAATTCGATGCGGCGTTACACGCATCTGAGAGGGAACGGCGACAAGTACGAAGACTGGCCGTGGTTGGAGCGGATAATAGAGGGCCCCACGAACGAGGCCCGGTAGGCGGCAGGGTCAGGATGCACGGCGCAGGGTTCTGCGCCCCATGAGCTTTTCGTGCTCCTCCTTCGCCGTTCTGTGCCGTTCGTCAAGGTAGTTCGCCAGGTCCGTCAGGTGTACGCCACGCGCAGACTTCTGGCTGTTCTCCATGCGCACCAGCGGCAAGTCGATTTCGCCGGCCGCTACCTTCATCTTCATTTTCTCGGGAGTCAGGTGGCTGAAGTAGTCGGCGCAGACGCGTTCGAGGGGAATGATGGCGGCGCCATCGTACTGAGCCATCAACAGAAACAGGGTGTTCATTGGGCGTTACCTATCCCAGCTCTCCGGCCGGGCTGTTCCGCGACCCTTTCCGTTGGGCCGCGGGCATGGATGATTTCAGGTAGGATGCACCGGCTCACCGGTGACGGGACCAGCCTTGGCGGGCATGTGCCCCTGATCCGGTGGGCTTTCGCTGGGCGAAGGTCTGGCCGGAAACGGCGTTCCCGGCAGGATGCCCAGGGCGTCGGTGGCGCGTTGGACGATGTTGAGCGCCACTTGCAGCGCCGCCGCGTCGTCTTGCATGCGCATGAGCGCGGTCATCTTGGGCCGGTGCTCGGCACACACTCTGTCGCGAAGCTGACCGGCGGCGCGGCGAACAGCGTCCGCCGTGCCGTGGTGCTGGAGCACCAGCGCCATGACCAATACCACGTCGACGCTGTGCATCTGCATCGTTGTGGTCCGCAGGAGCCAGCGGGGAAGGGCGATGCCTGGTTTCTGCTTCATCCGAAGCACCCCGTCTGCCAGGCCGCCAGCGTGCGAACGATCGGGAGTATCTCCACCAGCCCCACCACGGCCAGGCCGAGGGCTGCGATGATGCCGAGGGCGGTCAGTGCTCTACGCATCACTTGGCCCTCCCTGACTCGCCGCTACCCGGTCAAGGCGCTCGATCTCGGCCAGCCCGAGGGCGCAGGCCTTGACCATATCGCGTCGAGCAGTGCTCGGCTTCCACCACTGTTCATCCCAGGGCCATGCCAGCGACACCAGCAGGGCAGCGGTTCCATCGCTCGGAGCGCTGGAGCCGGCCAGGGCGTAGCAGGCGGCGGCGCGGGCCATCTCCCCGTTGTCGTGCTCGTCGTCGTGCTCCGGCGTCCATCCCTCGGCGGTGATCTGCCGGCGTCGCTCTGCCTGCACGTCGAGCCATGCCTGCGGCACTTCCTTGCCGGGCGCGGCGGCGAGAGATCGCAGACCATCATGGATGGCTCGCAGGTCGTCGTCGGTCGGCTCTGTGCGCAGGTACAGAACTACGGAGCGCGGATAGGCGAAGTCTCGTCCGATCCCTGACACCTCCGGCACGCTGTGCTGAGCCTGGGCTACAGGGGCGGCGTAGAGCTGATGTTTACCTTTCGGAAGGAGTCTTTTCCCATAGAACTTGTAGGGGCCATAGTCCCTATCGATAACTTCTACCCAAGCCACCGATTCCTGCTTCTCCAACTCTGCCAATGCCTGGGACATTCGGCAAACCTGCTCTATCAACGGGGTATCCCCACCATCGGGCGGGTCCATGAATTTGATACCATGTTGTGACAATGCCGAACTAAGGGCAGCCTCAAGCTCCGCGACCCTGGCCAGGGCGGCGTCGCGCTCTGCCGTGTGGCCTGAAACCAGACCATCAAGACGAGCAATTTCCGCTTCCCGTTCTCTGATTTCGTTCTGTAATGCCCGGTACGTTTCCTGCCCAGCATCCATGTAATCGTTCTTGTGCTGACGGAGTTGGGTGATCTCCGCCCGCAGCGCCTCGCCGATGCGCTCGTGCTGGCGCAGGCGCCCGGCGATCTCGTTCTTGTGGTCTTGCTCCTGTTCGGCCAGATACTGCCAGTGCTGGACAGCCGGCCAGGGGGAGGGAACGACCACGGCGCCAACCGCGATCCCTTCAGGCATTGGCAGGGCGTTCAGCTCGGCGGCATGTTTCTCCGCGTCTTCGCGGCTGAATGCTGCGTACAGTTCGTCCGGCCCCTGGGCATGTACAGCCCACAATGCCGACCGCTCCGCCTCTGCCTGCTCGGCCGGCGCTGGGGAGGGTTGCGCTTTGCAGTCCGGGCAATCCTTCACGCACTTCACCGGGCCGTTTTCGTAGGGAATGCCACCTTCTGAGCAGGTAATTTCGCCGTCATCGACCATGCCAGTACCGCCGCAAGTCGCGCACTTCGGGGAGGGTTGCGCCAGGGCGGCGCGAGCTGCGTTGCGGATCAGGCACAGCTTGCGGTCGTCCGGAATGTTCTCTGCTGCCGTCCATTCCATAATTGACTGGAGGGCATCCCGCCGATCCCCGCCTGCCTGCTCTACCGATGCAGGCGCGTCACGAAGCGGTGTGCCGGCCAGGCCCTTGGCGGCCAGGTAGTTGGTGGCGCGCGCCACCAGGTTGCTTTCCGGGGCATGCCGCTTCAGTGAACTGGCCAGCATGCGAACCAGCATTGCCAGTTCCTGGGTGCGTTGTCCCTCGGCGCGGCCGATGTCGTAGAACGGGCGAAGCCAGTGATCCGCCGGCGGCGGCCGGCTGGCCTGGGCGCCGAAGGCTAGCGCGCCGGTGATGGCGTCTGCGATGACCTGGCGCTGGGCGATCGCCGACTGGCCTGGCATGTCATTGCCGTGCGCATCGCAAATCGCCGCCATGTTGCGCAGGGAGTCCAGCAGTTCGCCCTTGCTCGGGTTCATGCCGATATCGTGGCCGATTGCCTCCCAGGCCTCGAGCACAGTGACTACTTCGGACCTGAAGCCGGCGTACCAGAGCTTCACGGCATCTTCCTTGGCAAGCGGGTAGCTGAGGCCAGCGGCGGTCAACTGGTCTTCGGACGGCGGTGCCTGTTCGAACTGCTCCACGGGCGTTTGCGCCGGATCGGCGAATTGGATGGGCGCGTGGCAGGGGCAGCGGATCTCCTCGCCGGAAATGCTGTTGCAGAAGCCGGTGCCCTTGCAGTCGATGCAGGGCGTCGGCGCCCGGTCCTTGATCAGGGCCAGCAGGCTCTCGGCTGAGGAGTGAACATCGTCGAGGTCCGTCGACCAGCGGTGCGGGCTGGTGTCGTGGATGTTGTCCAGGGCTTCGACGATGCCGCGTAGGCGGGTGGCGCACTGCTCGATCAGTTGGTGTTGGGTAGATGACATGGTGGTGTCTCCGGTTGCTCCGGCGCCGTCGACGGTGAAGCGTCGGCTCTCGCTCCAGCGTTCGTGCGCGCGCTCCAGCGCTGCGGCCTGCGCTGGCGTGAACCTGCCGCGCGACGCTTCGTAGGCCAGGCGGTTGCCGAGCGTCGTTCCGTTCTTGGCCCACTCGATGGGCTCCATGGCTCCGATGATCAGGTCGAACTTCCAGCGGCCCAGGCCAAGGGCCTGCATCGTTGCGCGCCGGGAAAGCCCGCGCGCGGCGGACTCCCGGATGAACTGTTCGGTGTTCACGGTTGCGCCTCCTGTTGCGCGACGCTCAGCGCCATCGCAACCGGGCGTACCCAGATCGGCGTATTGCTGAGCATGAAGGTCTCGCCCTGCTCGGCCAGCAGCAGGGTGGTGCCCATCACGCCGGCGATGGCCTCGGCCGCGGCCGGCGGTACGGCGTTGCCGATGCGCTCGCGCCAGTCGCTGTCGCTGAGCCCGTCGAGTACCAACTGCTCTTCGGGGTCGACCAGGCTCTGCAGCGCGGCTAGCTCCAGGGTGGTGAAGGGCCGGTGCCAGGTGCCGTCCAGTGACTGGATGATGCAGGTGAGCCGGTCGTTCGCCGCCGGCATGCGCGGGTCGGCGACGCTCCAGCGGCCGTTGTCGTAGCGGGCGCTGGCGGAGACGGCTCCGGACACCTGGTCCCAGCCCATCACGCCGTAGTGGCCACCGCCTACCCAGGCATCGCCAGGCTGCCGGTCGAATGCTCGAGGATCAGCGATCGACAGCGCGCCGCTGGCCACCTGCTGGGAGCCGGTGACCGTGCCGGTAGCGCTTCCCCACTCGCCGACGTGCAATTTGCGGCTACTCGCCCCCGGGTGCCAGTTGTGGTACCTGGGATCGGCAACAGCCTGGCCGCCGGAGCTGGGTGAGTGCCCGCCGGTGATAGTTCCGGCGTGGCTGCCCATGCTGACGACGCGGAACACGTTGTTGTGCCGGACGCCGCCCGGGCGCGGGTCTGCTACAGCGAATGCGCCCTGGCCGGTAGTACTGGCCGCGATCACGGTGCCGGACGGGCCGTCCCAGTCGGTGACGGGGTACTTGCCGAAGCTCTGGCCGCGGGGATCGGCGACGGAGTACGTGCCCTGGCCGGGCGACTTGACGCCGATGATGGCGCCCGAGGTGTCGGTCCAGCGGCGCACGCCGTACTGCTGGTATTGCAGAGCGTTTGACGGCGCGCGAGGATCCGCGACTGAGAACCGCCCGTTCATCGGGCGGCTCGCGCCGGCGACGACGCCACACGAATCGCCCCAGTGATTCACGCCCAGGACGCCCCGGTGGTACTCCGGCACGATGATCAGATCGCGCAGGTAGCCGTCCTCGACGGCGAGGTCGTTCAGGCTGCGCCAGTCGCTGCCGGCTCGCACCAGTGCCAGGCGAACCCAGGTCTTCCACTGCAGGGATGGCACACGGTGCATCGGGCCGGCGGCCTCGATATCGCCGGGCAGCGGCATGCGGCCGAGGATGTCGCCGACGGCGCGCAGGCTCTTCTTCTCCGGCTCGTACAGGAAGGGCGGCACTTTCTCGACGTGCCGCGCGACCAGTAGGAAGCGCTTGCGGCTCTGCGCCAGGCCGCCGAGTTCGCCGCAGTCGTGAGTGGTTTCCGCCACGGCGTAGCCGAAGCCGCCGAGCAGGCTGTTGATCTGGTCCAGCAGGTGCCGGCCGCGGCTCGCCAGGCGCGGGACGTTCTCGAAGACGATAAGCGGCACCGGGTCATCAGCCCATGCCTCGCCCATCAGCCAGATGCAGCGCAGCGTCAACTCGTTCAGCGCCTGGTACTTCGGAGTCAGGCTCATCTTCTCCGACAGCAGGCCGCTGGCGCCCTTGCAGGGCGAGCTGATGAACACGGCATCCGGTCGGCGCCCGCCGGCGGCGCGCCGAATATCTTCCGGGGTCGCCTCCCGCCAGCCTGCCGGCGGCTCCTTGCCGTGGAACCGCACGTACTGGTCGCGGGTGAAGAGGTCCAGCAGGGTGCCCGGGACACCAGCCAGTCGCTCGAAGTCGCGCAGGCCGGCTGGGTCCACGTCGATCCCGCCGAGGCAGACCCATTCGGCCTCGACGTTGCCGACCCGCGGGCGCGCCCGGTTGAAACCGGCGGCGCCGCCGCCCAGGCCGCAGCAGAAGTGGAAGTGGTACAGAGTGCGCTTGATCATGCGGCGGGTTCCTTATGGATAATGTCGGCCTCGGCCTCGAGCAGGGCGAACAGGTCGGGCATGGCCATCTCTTCCTCGGCAGACTTGCAATAGCCGGCACCGTCCAGGAAGTAGCGGGAGTTCAGTTCGTGGGCGCGGGCTCTGCGCTTGAGCTTCAGCGCGCAGTACGGGACGGTCATGATCCCGCCGAAGGGATCGAAGACCAGGTCTCCTTCCATGGAGTACTGCACGATGGCCCGGTCGACGATGTCGAACTGCAGCGGGCACAGGTGCATTTCCTGGCCCTTGCTGTACTGCTGGGCGTTGAGCGTCCGCATGCGGGCGACGTCGGTCCATACGTCCGGGTGCCAGGACTGCGGTGGCAGCAGCATGAAGCCGGTGGGCAGCTTCCCGGTGACCTCCAGCGATTCGCCGATGCGGACGTGGTGCTCGAAGTCGTAGACGGTGGACAGGCTGTAGTCGCGGTACAGCTTGAACATCACGTCGTGCGGAATGCCTTCGAAGTCCGCTTCAGTCAGCGGACGGTTGCCGTTGCTGCGGGTGAAGCCGTGGGCGTCCAACTGCCAGCGTGCCCGGCTGTAGCCGTTGCCGCGGGTGACGGTGAGCTTCTTGTCCATGGCGAAGGGGACGATCTGGCCGTCTTCGTCGATGCACAGGGGCTTGGCCTTGACCACCGGAATGTCGCCGTAGGCGTTGGAGTTGTCGGTGGGGGGCTTGCGGAAGATCAGCAGGTACTCGGGCATGCCGACACCCATCTTGGTGCCGTCCTTGCACTGTTCCGTCCACGAGAGGCGGTAGGTCTGGGCGTTCTCGTGAACCACGTCGGTGACGATGGTCTTCATGCCCATATAGGCCCAGCCATGCTTGACGAAGGCTCGAGTCACTTCCATGTGGAAGGGGTAGACGGTCTGGAAGCCAAGGCCGGTCATTCCGCCGGGAATGATGCGATCCTTCACGTGGATGCAGGCCAGACGCCCGGGGATGGTCACGCGCAGCAGTTCCGGGATCAGATAGTCCATCTGCTCGAAGAAGTGCGCGTTGTCGTCGGTGTGGCCGAAGTCGGCGTAGTTCGGCGAGTACTCGTACTGGGTGCTGAAGGGGATGCTGGTGATGGTCAAGCCGACGCTGTTGCTTTCCATGCGGCAGGTTTCGAGCACGGTGTCGTTGTTGACGATGGTGTAGTCCTTGCCCTTGATCTCGACGCGCTCCACGCCCATGGAGCGGGTGAGGGTCTGTGCCATGGCGGCCACGGACAGGCCGTACTGCTTGATGATCTCGGTCATGCGCTGAACCATGGTGTTGTGCTGCTGCCACTTCCGTTCGAGTTGGCGGCGGATGTCGCGCTCGGCCTCGGTATAGATCAGGTCGATGCGCACACGGCCTGTCTGCAGGAATCGGTGCAGGCGGTGAATGGACTGGATGAAGTCGTTGAACTTGAAGCCGATGCCCAGGTAGATGGCCCACGAGCAGTGGCGCTGGAAGTTGCAGCCGCTGCCTGCGATCACTGGTTTGGCAGCCAGTTCCTGGAACTCGCCGTCGCTGAACTGGACAATCGCGCGCTCGCGCTCCTCCAGATCCTGGGCGCCGTAGACGCTGATGGCGGTGGGGATAGCGGCCTCGATCGCGTGGCGTTCCGCCTCGAGGTCATGCCAGATGATCCGGTGAGCATCTGGAGCCTCGGCCCGGATCTCCATCAGTTTGGCGATCCGGGCAGGAAGGCTCTCGCGCTTCTCTGCGGCGGCGTCCTGCACGCCAATGGCGGTGTTGCGAAGCAGGCGGCCCTGGCCGTTACGCTCATGGCCAGCGTGCGAGTGGTCGGACGGTACTTCGTGCCAGCGGATGTCCAGTTCCGGTAGCGCGTAGCCTTCGTCGCTGAACCCGAGGTCGCTGGGGCGCTGAACGAAGATCGCCCAGGACGCCACCCACATCCAGAACTCGCCCTCTTTGTGGGCATGGATGGTGAGTTGGTCGGCCTTCTCAGAGTTGCGTTTGAAGAACCTGGTCTTGGCCTGGCCGACATCCATCACGCCGAGGAAGGCCGAGTAAGCCAGTAGCTCGATGTATTCGTTCGGGCTTGGCGTGGCAGTGGCCACGTACCGGTACCGGACGCCATCGCCGCGGACGCCGGCGGCGCGATCGTCACCAGCGAACAGAGCCATGAACTCGCGGAACGTCTTGCTGCCGCCGAAGCCGCGAAGGCAACTGGCTTCGTCCAGGCTTGCCACGCTGAACCGGCGAGGGTCGAGCTTGCCGTCGCGGACGGTCTCGTAATTGGTCAGGTAGATGGTGGCGGGGTCGTCTACCTCGTCGAAACTGCGGATGAACCGGACGGTGATGCCGAGCATCGCGGCGTCGCGGTAGAACTCCTGGCGCACACCCAGCGGAATGGTGATGAGAGCGTAGCCGCCGGCTAGGTCGCGGGTGACGCGCACCACCTCAAGCTGCATTACCGACTTGCCCAGGCCGAAGGCCGCGAAACAGGCCGCGCGGCCTTGGCGCACCAGCCAGGTGGCGATGGCGCGCTGGTGCGGCTTGAGCAGGGGGTTGAAGGCCGAGGGCTCCACTTCGAAGCCTTTCGGCTCGGCGAGGCGGACCTTCGCTCGCAAGAAGTCTTCATAGGCGGTCATGCTGTTTCCTTGAGGAACGGCACACACCGGACGCCGCCCTGCCTGACAGGGCGGCCCACGAGGCATGGTTGAATCGCCCACAGGGCGGCGTCCGGTGCGTGCTGAAAGAGAAAGCGCCCCGGGTGGGGCGCTCGGCGGGTGGCGTTAGAGCGGGCGGATACTGCGCGCCACTTTCGGGTCGCGCTGGATGTAGCCCTTGTTCTCGAGGGCGGTCAGGCGCTGCTGGATGGCGAACTGGCGGACGCCGGCCTTGGCTGCCAGTTCTGCGACGGTGGGTGCGTAGCCTTTCTCCGCCCAGAACGCTCGGATGTGCCCGAGCGTTTCGTTCTGCATCGTCGATGGGGGCGACTTCACGACAGAACCTCGCGAGATCCGTCTCCCTGCATCGGCCCGACGATATCCAGCAATTCCATTTCCTCTACCAGGCGTGCCGCGCGGTTGTAGCCGATCTTGAGTTTGCGCTGGATGGCGGAGATCGAAGCGCGGCGCGTCTCGCGGACGAAGCGGATGGCCTCCTTCAGCAGCGGGTCGTCACCGGGCCCGTTGACCTGGGGGATATGGAGGGTCGCGGTGATACCGTCGCGCATCCCTAGCGCCTTGGTTACGTCGATGCCGGCGCCAGGCGCTGGCTCGGGCTCATCGTACGCACCGTCGATTCCCTGCGGGAACTCTTCGCCGCCCAAGGCCTCCAGCAGTTGCGGTATGAACTCGCGGAAGGTGAGCATCATCAGGACGAAGCTGGCGTCGAGCTGGCCGGCGGCATCGTCGCCGCCGTCCTTCTCAGCCTGCTCCTGCAGCAGGTCGTCGAAGCGCAGGCGCTTGATCGCCAGCTTGGTGTCGAGCACGAAGCTGAGCTTGTCCGACCAGGCCAGGGCCACCTGGGTGACCAGCTTCCCGGAGGACAGGTGTAACTGCATTTCCTCGCTGGTCATGTCCTGGCGGGTGGCCACGACCTTGCCGCCGTCCTCGTGGGTGTCGGCGAGTACCGCGCTGTCCAGCACGTGGAAGTCGCCGCCGGCGGCCTGGTCCTTCATCCAGTCGGTGAGGGTTGCACTGGGCGCGACCTTCACGCTGAGCGGGCGTACCGGCAGCGAGCCCAGGGCTTCGCGCAGGGTGGACAGTAGGTCCTCGGCCTTCTTTGCGCTGTTGGTGTCGATCAGCACCAGGCCTTGCTCAAGGTCCAGCGCGGCGAACGTGCTGGACTTGCGAATGAAAGCCCGTGGCAGCAGCGTCTGGACGATCTCGTCCTTGAGCTGGTCGCGCTCCTTCTTGAACACCTTGCGCATCTGGTCGGTTTCGATTTGCTCGACCTTCTCGGCCAGTTCGTCGCGCACTACGCTGCCGGGCAGCAGGCGCTCCTGCTTTCGGGTGGAGATGAGCAGGAAGCCGCGGCTGGCGTGCACCAGCGGTGCGTTCGGGCCCTTGCCGAACGGAGCGGCGAAGCCGTAGGTGGTCAGTTCCTGGCTTTCGCAGGGGCGTGCCGGCTTGCTGGCCAGGGCCTGCTCCAGCGCCGCGGCGTCGATTTGCAGGTCTTGGGTGAGGCGGTAGATTTGCAGGTTGCGGAACCACATGGGGTGTCTCCTGGGTGGCCTGGCGCTTACACGAGACGCCAGAGCAGGCGATAGGGGTCATCGAACGGAATGTCGTCGTCGTAGCTGTCGTAGTCGGTTGCCGGTTGCGGCTGGTGGTGAGTGGTCGGCCGCGGTGGCGGCTCGCGGCCAGGGCCACGCGACTGGCCTGCCTGCTCAGGCTTGCCGCCGAGCAGTTGCATGTTGCCGTTGATGTCCACCACTACCTCGGTGCTGTAGTGGTCCTGGCCGTCCTGGCCCTGCCACTTGCGGGTGCGTAGGCTGCCTTCGATGTAGACCTGGGAGCCCTTTCGCAGGTATTGCGCTGCGATTTCGGCCAGCCGGCCAAAGAGCACGACCCGGTGCCACTCGGTGCGCTCCTGCTGCTGGCCGGTCTGCTTGTCTTTCCAGCTTTCGCTAGTGGCCAGGCTGAGGGACGTAACTGCCTTCCCGCTGGGGGTAGATCTTGCGTCTGGATCCTGGCCCAGATGGCCGACCAGGATTACCTTGTTCACTCCGCGTGCCATGGCTCAGGCCTCCGCCTCAGCCGGCGGCACCGAACTGGCCGGCGCCACATCGACTCCCTGCAAAGCGAAGTAGATGCGGGCGCAGGCTTGGGCGTCCGGCATCGCGCGGTGAGCCTCCACGAGGTCCTCCCCGGTGAAGTGCTTGTATGCCTCGGCCAAGGTCGGCAGCTTGTTGCGGGGAAGCGCGACCTGTGCGCGGGAGCGATAGCAGGTGCAGAACTTCTCACCCGATTCCTTGAAGGCGTTGGCCGCATCCTCGTCCTGGTAGCGCATCAGCGCGATGCGAGTGATACGGTCGTCGAAGCTGATGTTGTGCGCCGCGCGGCGGGCTGCGCGGCCGTTGATCGCAAGAAATCCCTCCAGAGCCTCGGCCTCGCTGATGCCAACATCCATCGCCTGTTCGTGGCTGATGCCGTGGATCGCGGTCATTTCGGGGCTGATTTCCCAGCCGTTGGGTCGCACGATCGCCTCAAAGCGATCGATGGTGTTGCCGGCGGCATCGCAGAGCAGAGCGGCAACTTCCACGATGTGGGGCTGGCACGGGTCTTCACTGGGCAACTTCCACTCGGGAATACCCGTCGTTTCGAAGTCGAAAATGTTGGTGAGCATGGTCTGTCCTCAGTGGTTGGGCATCAGGCTGCGCGCTCGATGAACGCGCACCCGGATGCCGCACCGGCGGCGGGCGCCGGCGCAGGCGGTTC